GTTGTCTTTGAAACTGCAGAGCAGGGTTCCCCAGCCTATGAGCAAGCTCTAGAAGCTCTTGCAGTAGCTGCGGAGGCTGACGATGCTGAGCTTCCAGCAGAGCTTGCGGCAATACCATTGCTTGGTGATGTAGCAGGTGCAGCCCTGGAACTATTTAATGATTTAGGAAACTTGGGTGCTGACATGGCCCCAGAAACACGTGAACGTGCAGAAGAGACAGTTATTGCTGCTGTCGTTGTTGGTCAGATTGCCTCAGTGGCGACTGGAGCAGCGGTAGCCTCAGCAGGATCAGCTGCTTCATCAGCAGGATCATCAGGAAGAAGGATAAAGTAATGAAGAAACTAGGAAACGCAATTAAGAAAGTCTTTAAAGACGTTCTTGATCAAGCTTGGACACTTCTTGGTATGGCAGTAGCGTGGCTAGTGCTTGAGGGATCAGCTAAGGAAGTCACAGGTAATCTTATTCTAATCACACTAGGTATTTGGATTATCACATACCCAATTAGGAACAAAGATGGTTAAGTATTTAAAGGCTTATTTTGAACCAAAGTCAAAGGTAGTACACAAGCTAGCATTTGACTCAGCAAAGGCTTATTTTAAGAATAAGGAAAAGACGATGGTAGAGTTTCAAGCCTACCAGCGTGGCTACATTAATGCATATCGTAGAACATATGCACAGACCAAATTATCCATGGAAGGAAAGTAGAAAATGGAAGAAGAAGCAGTAAGCGGTGGTTTTGCCACTATTAAGAATGTGATCTGGAGAATCCTGGCTGTATTTGCAGCATCAGGTCTATCAGTTCTAGGTGCTGGTGCAGTTGTGGGCGTAGACCTACTATCAGCAGTATTTATGGCAGGTATCCTTGGAGTCGCTACAGTAGTTGAGAAGCTGGCTAGAGCATTCCTAGAGGATGGAAAGCTAACACTTGACGAAATCAATGCAGCATTCGCCAAAGTGGACAAAAACGCAGAGAATTAACCCCTACCAACCCCTTGACAACCCCTTCTGGGTGGTGTATACTAATCGTAAACACTATTTAGGAGGGGTTTTCTTATGGCTAATAACAAGACTATTAAGCATCCAAAGGTGCCTACCAAGGTAAAAATTGGTGCACAAGATTGGACCATTATTGAGCGTGACCGTGCTGACGATGGCTACATTGCTGAGGATGCATACGGCTACACTCTACAAAAGACTAATGTTATCGTACTGGATAAGCATTGTCCACCATCTCGCAAGCGTCAAACATTGTTTCACGAGCTATTCCACGCTATTCGCTACTCTAATGGATCAAGTGGCATTAAGCCAAACATGGAAGACATTCAGCCAGATGAAATCATTGCTACTTGGGAGCACTACTTCATTGCGATGTATGAAGACACAATGCTAAACATTCTTCGTGAAAATCCAGCGGTAATGGATTACCTACTAAGTTCAGAATAATACTTGACAAATAATATCGTAGAGAGTATACTATATACATGAGTGAAAACGACAGAGACATAATCATTTTTGATAAAGAAGAAGTCTGGGAATGGCTACAGATTGGTATTGACAAGGGTTGGGTAACTGAACCATTCTGTTATACGCATGATGGTGATCCATACATGACTGAAGAAGAAGAAAAAGAATGGGAAGAGGGTGGCGATCCATGCTCCCCAGTACTCAAGATTCTTGTTTAACAGTATGATATACTGTTAATATGACAAAAATATGTGTTAAATGTAATAATGAAAAAGAGCTAGAGTTTTTTGCAAAAGGTAAAGACTATAAAGATGGACGTAGGGGAACGTGTAAGCGTTGTCATACTAAATATATGGTTGAATACTATGAGAAAAATGTAGAACAAAAGAAAACTAAAAATAGAATAAATTCTGGAAAAGACTTTAATTGGAAAAGGCATCATATTTCTAAAGAAGTCTTTGATCAGATGGTTGCAAAATTTAATGGCAAGTGTTATACTTGTAAAATAAATAATGCTACAAATATAGATCACGATCATTCCTGTTGTCCAGGAAATAGAAGTTGTGGAAAATGTATTCGTGGCATACTTTGTAACCAATGTAATACTGCTTTAGGATTAGTAAAAGATTCTAAAGAAGTCTTGCAAAGTCTAATAAAATATTTAGACAACTATGGGGTGTAGCTCAGTTGGCAGTAGCGTCCGCCTGTTAAGCGGAATGTCGCAGGATCGAGACCTGCCACCCCAGCTAATGGTTCCGCTTGCACCACTCCTGGGTATGGGATAAAAGCAAGCAATGCGTGTGTTGCATAATGGTAGTGCCTCATCCTTCCAAGTTGAAGGTGCCAGTTCGATTCTGGTCACACGCTCTATAGGCCAATCACCTATACGTGTACAAGTGTACGTAAAACTGTCAACACTTGTTGCTGTCCAGGCAGTAGTTTAATCTGGCGTGTAAGCACCTCACGACATAGGTTCGGAGTTGGTCACTCGTCTTAGGAAACGACTCAGGGATATAGATCTGATTAATCTGATATCCCACTTGGACAGGTGGTGTAATTGGCAACACAGCACTGATCAGCAAGTTGGAAGTTCGACTCTTCCTCTGTCCACAAACAGCAGTTCCCTTCGCAACGGTATTTTGGTTGATTCCCACGATACGCAGTCCTACGGAATTACTGGGAGATAGCTTTGCTGCGGAAAGGCTATCTCTATTTTGGTCCTGTAGCTCAGTTGGTTAGAGCACTACCCTGTCACGGTAGGGGTCGCCAGTTCAAGTCTGGTCAGGATCGCTTTTGTAATAATGATAGGAGAGACATGAAAAAGTACCTGGTTCATCTGTTTTATATTGCTGCCATTTCAGTGATTGCAGTAGTTCAGCCTACTCAGGCCTCAGATGTTACAAACCAGGAACCAGTAGTAGTCGTAACTGATGAAAAAAGGGTGATTACTGGCGATCCAATTCCTGGATCTGAAACTACAACCCTTGGAGAACCAATAAGGGAAAAGGTAGTATCAATCATTAGAGACAACTCTGGTATAGAAAAGGTTGATGGATCTTTTAAAGAAAGATTTTTCTCTATTGACAGATCTAATCCATACATTGGACAGCCATATACAGAAGAAGAAGAAGCGATACTGCAAAGTCATCCAGAGCTAGCAAACCAGCCAGACTCTGCGTGGGATGGTAGGGTAGCAAACTGTGAAACATTATCTATATGGGAAGCATATTACGAATGTATGTTTAAGCCATGGAAATATGGTTTCTAAACAAAATGCCTCAATAGCTCAGTGGTAGAGCAACGCACTTGTAATGCGTAGGTCGTCAGTTCAATCCTGACTTGAGGCTCTGATTATTCCTTTAGGGTATAATTATAATTGAACAAAAGGAGGGAATTATGGCTAAGGCACAATTTCCAATTGACGGTAAGCTTGGAAAAGATTTCAAGGCTACCTCGCTTATGGGGATGAGAATCCATCCTGTCACTAAGCAAAAGAAGCACCACAACGGAACAGACATTTGGTCTCCACACGAGCCATGCTGGATTGAAGCACCTTACGATGCTAAGGTGATTGAAGCTAAGAAGTCAACCTCACCAGGCGGTGGCTTTGGTAACTACGTAGTTCTTCTTATGAAGATCAACGGCAAGACATACACAACATTGTTTGCACACATGCAAGATGGTTCTATCAAAGTTAAGAAGGGCCAGAAGATTGAGGCTGGTACTCCGCTAGGAAAGATGGGCACTACTGGTATGTCTACTGGTAAGCACCTACACTGGGAGCTACGTCTTGGAAACAAGCACATCTGGGATGCCAATGGTAAGAACTATATTGAGCCAATTGCATTCTTTAAAGCACTTATTGCATCTGAAAAAGCTATTGCTTCTGCTGCTGTAGTTGCAACCAAAGATGATACTGTTGCACCAGCACCAGAACACAACGAAGCTCAGGCAGCCGTGGTTGACGCTGAACTGGCTGCCAAGAAGGTAGAGGCTAAGCCAGTGGTAGCAACAGCACCAGCAGCTAAGCCTGCTGCTAAGCCAGCAAAGCCTGCACTTACAGGAGAGCTAAAAGTTGGATCAACAGGTCCAGCTGTAAAGTGGTTGCAGACCAGACTTAGCGTGACCGTAACTGGAACATTTGATGCTGCTACCAAGGCAGCAGTAATCAAGTTCCAAAAGACTCGTAAGGAAATTACAAAGCCAGATGGTGCTGTAGGCAACCTTACATGGAAGGCACTAGGCTAACATGGCTACCTATGAGTATGTTTGTATTGTTTGTGAAGAGAAGCTAACTGTTCAAAGAAGCATTACTGATTCTGATCCAGGATACATGTGTAGCAGTTGCGGAAGCAGAATGAAGAAGGTATACTCAATGGCACAGCCTGTATTCAAGGGCAGTGGATTCTATAGAACGGATAAGTAGTTGGTAGAGACAAAAGAGTGGGTACTTACTGCCAACGATCGCTGTGACGCAAGAGATTGCTCAGCACAGGCATATGTGAGGGCTACAGGAGTTACAGGTGATCTGGGCTTCTGTGGCCATCACTATGAGCTAATCGTTAACAATGCGGTTGGGTACGACAAGATGATGAAGTTCGCTTTTAACATAGTTGACGAACGAGAGCGTCTAGTTGAAAATAGACTTAAGGAAGATTAAATGTTTGAGTATTACGTAAAAGAAGTTACGAATGTAGTAGATGGAGACACGATTGATGTTGTTATTGATCTTGGCTTTGATATTAGTTTTAGTTCTAGGGTTAGACTAGCTGGAATTGATACCCCAGAGTCACGCACTACTGATAAGGTAGAGAAGGCACTAGGCCTAGAATCAAAGGAATACCTAAAGAAGGCTATCAAGGCTGCTAAGACTGTTGTAATCAAGACTGAGAAGATGGATTCATCTGAAAAGTATGGTCGCATCCTTGGCTGGGTATACCTAGATGGTTCTGGTAATTCAATCAACAATGAAATGATTGAGAAGGGCTATGCTTGGGGATACCTTGGAGATACAAAGGTAAAGGACTTTGAGGCACTTGCAAAGGCTAGAGCTAAGAAGGCTTAATCAGATATTTATTGTCTGAATAAAGTATAATTATAGTATGGAATATTTAATTGGATCACTGCTAACCTTGTTTGGCATGATTGTATTTTCACGCACTATCAGAGCGGTACACACAAGAACCGTACCAATTCCAATAAAGTATTCTCAAGCATACGTCCACACACTATTGTCACCAATGATGCCATACCTAGTTCCACTAGCAAAAAAGGTGGAGTCTCAGTCATCAAAGCACTCAAGAGAAAATCAAGTTCGCATTATCTTTACTGAAAAAGAGGCTTACTGGATTGCCAATAGCAAGCTATACATGGCAGAACTTATTGACGGAATGGTAGACGAAGAGTCTACTAAGCTTGTTGACACAATGGGTATGGATAAGGTACAATTAGACAAGATGGTATTCATTGTAGAGAAGTTAACGGAGGGCTTGACAAATGATAATCGTAATTCAGGGAACTAAGTCCTTTGACGACTACAGCATTTTCCTAAGAGCAATGGGGACAGCAATGTCAACAATGCAAGAGGGAGACAAAGAAATTTATGTTTATTCAGCTGGGCCTGCACACATCAACTCAATGGGTATGGAGTTTACTAATATCTCTGAGCGTAGCTTGAAGGCACGTGGGATCAAGATTAAGTTCTTTAAGGTTCCACCTGGCTGGGTAAAACAAAATATAGACGACGTAGATTACCTTGCTTATTTTAGTAAGCCAAAGGAATCACTATCTGAGCTTGTAAGGTTTGCAGAAGCCAAAGAGATTTCAGTTGGTGTCTATAGATACTAAGATTCCTGTACCTATATCAGGATGACTCACGGAATATGTGAGTAAAAATAAAAATACATTAGGATACAACAAAATGGCACAGATAAAGTCATTAAGTGAAATGGAAAAGATCGTTAACCGTAACAGATCTTTACGTTGGGATGGATGGACAGTAGTCAATTCATACCCTTCTGACAAGGGACGCACTTCAAAATTTGGTGCGTACGTCAACGGTGTCTGGCATCTCCAAAAGAGGTTCGCACCCACCAAGAATGGTTGGGACATTCCAGACAGATTCGTAGGTGGCTATGAACAAAAACGACTGGAGCGATGACGCATCCTGCAAAGACTTTGATACCAACTTATTCTTTGACAAATATGAGGAAGATCTAACACTAAGACCAGCTATAGATAAGCTGTGTGCTGGGTGTCCAATTGCTAGACAATGTTTTGCAGTTGGTGTTTCTCAAAAAGAAAGTGGTGTTTGGGGAGGAGTCTACCTAGACCTTGGAAAGCCATCCAGAGAGTTTGGAAGACATCGTACTAAACAGCAATGGGCAGAGACCTGGCAGAATCTCACTACTGATAGAGGCAAATAATGACATATACAGATGCAATGAGGACAGCAGTTCACTCTCTAAGCCATTTCGCTCCTAAAGGATTTGGACTAGAGATTAGAGACCATGAGCACTTTATTTCCGTTGTTGCTAGCGAGAAAGAGTTCATGTCACTACTTGACGAGGATAAGAGACGTGCTGCAGAATACATGGCACGTATCAAAAAGGCCTTGGAAGACAATGGAGCTATTGTTTTGCTTGAACGCAAGGGTGGAAAAGAGGTATACTAATGCAACAAATAATTGATATATCTATTTTTGCAATTGCACTGTCAGTAATTCTAACTCTGCTAGGACTTCTATACAAAGTTAAAAGATCAAAAGATAAGATTGGTTTACAGTTATTGCAGATTTATGTTGATAACACTGTTCTTTCTGAAAGGGTGGCAACCCTTGCAGCAGAGAAAGATGCCAATTCCCTCAAGGATGACGATGGGTTTATTGCATTCCTGTCTAATTCAAGAGAGTGGGCATTCTCATATATTGAGGAAGTCCAGGAAGCAATTCAGAAGTTTAAAGATTTGGCTGGTCCGTCAATCAATAAGCTATCTGACTCACAGGATGCTGATGTAAAACTAATTACAGAAGCATATAACAATCTGGTAGAGATACTGCCAGATGAAGACAAAAAAGGAAACTAAAATGAACGCACAATTGAAGGCACTACTAGCTTCATACGCACGATCAGTTCTTGGTGCAGGTACAACACTGTATCTAGCAGGAGTAACTGACCCACTAGACCTAGCATGGTCTCTACTTGGTGCACTTGCACCAGTAATCATCCGTTATGTAAATCCTAACGACCCAGCATTTGGACGCACTCCAAAGGCTGAAGAGGTTGCAGCAGCAGTTGCCAAGGTAGAGGTCAAGAAGGCCCCTGCAGAGGTAAAGGCAGCAGTCGCAAAGGTTGCACCAAAGGCTCCAGCCAAGAAGGCACCTGCTAAGAAAAAGAAGTAATAGTCTTAGCAAAGATAGGGGGATCGCACTTGCGGTCCCTCTTTTCTTATGCTATAATTATTTAGCCTGCCAATTGGGGGCAATTAACTCGCTTAATATAAGGAGATGATAGTATGGTTACTTATACCACACACACAGGAAGAGACCTCTTCCCATTTGGAAGCCTTGCTCAGGAATTTGAGAAGGTATTTCACACATCAACAAACACCACCTACCCACCATATAACATTGTCAGAATTGACGAAGACAAGGTTGTCATGGAATTTGCGGTAGCTGGATTCAAGAAGGACGACATCAGTATTACTACTGAGAAGAGCGTTCTAACAATCAAAGCAGAAAAGCCAGAGGCTGAAGAGAAGAACTACCTACACAAGGGTATTGCTGCTCGCAAGTTCTCACGCTCATTCACCCTACCTGAGTACTACGAGGTAGAAAAGGCTGGATTTGAGGACGGTATTCTGTACATTGATCTGGTAAGAAACATCCCAGAAGAGAAGAAACCAAAGACTATTAGCATTAACTAGTAGTATAATTGTATTGTCCCTCACACAGGTCTACGCTTAGGATGGATTAGTTACCTATTTATAAGACCGTGGCCATCGTGCCTGAATTACCTGTGTGGGGGATTTGCAATGCTTGTGGTATAATTTACATATGATAAAAGAAGACATGCAAGATGCGTCAGGATGCTGCCCAGACGAATCAATTGACAAAGCAGCTCCTTGCTGGGATGGCTACGTTCAGCGTGGAATGAAACCAAAGAATGGCAAGATGGTTCCTAACTGTATTCCAGTAAAGAAGTCAGAAGACAGAATTGTTGAGGGTGACTTTGTCATGGCTATGCATCCAGAAGGTGGTGCTTTTGTTGGCCAGGTAGAACATGTTATGCTTGAAGGCGGAACATATGGTCAGCCAGGCAACCCATACTCTGTTGAGTCAACACCAGAAAATCCAGCAGTAGCCATTAGAATACTTGAAGAAGAGGAAGACGGATCATACTGCTATACTCCATACTCAGTTGGAGCGTTGATGTCAGAGATCGTTAGAATTGATATGCCCAGGATTAGTTTAGAGGATTACGAAGACATTGAGTACATGGATAAAGCTGACGGATACTCTCCACCTGCTGGTGCTAGATCTGCAGCACGTCGTGCTATCAAGTTTAAGGAAGATGGCAAAGCAACTGGAGCAGGCACAGCCGTAGGTTGGACAAGAGCAAGGCAGCTTTCAAATGGTGAATCACTCTCTCTTAGTACTGTTAAGCGTATGTACTCATACTTCTCACGCCATGAAGTAGACAAGAAGGGTAAAGACTGGGGTAACTCAGCTAACCCATCTAATGGCTACATTATGTGGCTTGCATGGGGTGGTGACGCAGGCTTCTCGTGGTCACGTGGAATCGTTAATCGTGAAATGGACAAAGCTATCTTTGGAAATTTTGGAAAAGATTATACAAAATCATCAAAAGTTGTTGACATCATTTAGACAACCTGTTATACTTATATAGAAGGCATGGACAACATCAGGGCCAGCTCAGATATCTCCATCGTCCTTCAGCCCTCCAGGTAATCATCTGGGGGGCTTTCTGGCCCCATCGTTTAATGGTTAGGACTCCAGGTTTTCATCCTGGCAATAGGAGTTCGATTCTCCTTGGGGTCACCAGATCGCCAAAGTGTTACGGTAGCACATCAGTCTCCAAAACTGAGGGACAAGGTTCAATTCCTTGTGGCGGTGCCAAGGAAGTACGCTGGAGTTGGAGAGCCAGGGCAGACTGTAAATCTGTTGCGTATGCTGAGTGGGTTCGAATCCCTCTACTTTCACCAATCCCCTTTGGTGTAATTGGCAACACTACGGTTTTTGGTGCCGTCGTTCTAGGTTCGAATCCTGGTGGGGGAGCTTGTAACATAATCGTAACATAATCGTAATATAAGAACAACAAATCTATTAAACAAGTTCGTATAATAGATCTACAACTATAAAAGGAGATCCTATGACCACGGTTTATACTAAGCCAGCTTGCGTTCAGTGCGAGCAAACCAAGAAACTATTGGATAGAAATGGGGTAGAGTATAGCGTAGTGGACATCACAAAGGATCCAGCAGCCTACGACAAGATCGTAGCAATGGGGTTCATGGCTGCTCCTGTAGTTATCTCAGGCGATGACAGCTGGGCAGGATTCCAGCCAGACAAAATTAACGCAATCGCTGCTTGACATTACCCTCTCAGTTCAGTATAATAGATATACAAAACGTATGAGAGGAAACAATGCAAGACGAGCATGCTCACGAGGGAGAATCCCTTTTTGACACAATCATTGAAGTGACCTTTGGTCTAGAACATATGGTATCAGAGTTTTTCTGGAATGCCGTATTTCTATTTGTTGGCTATGCCGTATCAAGAGCGGTAGCATTGCGTAAAATTCACAAGTATATTGACGACAAGCATGGTGTAGAGCACCAGAAGGATGGGTATTAAAATGACTATTAAACCACTAGAAGATAAGATCGTGGTAGAGCCTATTAAAGAGGCTGAGAAGAAGACAGAGTTTGGCCTAATCATTGCAGGCTCAGCTGAGGAGAAGCCAACTGAGGGCATTGTGGTAGCAGTAGGACCAGGCCTTACATTTGGCAATGGAGACCGCATGGCACTAGATGTTAATGTTGGTGACAAGGTAATCTACTCTAAGTATTCAGGTACAGAGATTGCACACGATGGCAGGGACTTGGTTATCCTACCTTACCGTGACATCTTTGCAGTGATTGGATAATGCCATGAGCCTTCCAGACATTGATTGGTCAAGCGACTATGAGCGTGGGTATGAGGCAGCACTACTTAATCTACTAGAGCACTTTGAGACAGAGCATTACAAAGCTGCACCAGAAGATCCATATTATGCCTATTACATCAAGCACGTTATTGATATAATTCGTAAAAAGATTAATCCACTAATAGATTATAACGATGAGCAAGCATAGATTTAATAGTGACTGGACACGATTGTGGGGTATGTTAAGATATCCTATTTCAGTCTACAGGCACTGGTTCCTAAATAACTGGAACTACTTTACAAAACCAAAACTATCTAGAAAGATAAAACAATGGATCAACCAGTAGAAGGACAGCTACGTGGCATAGGGCTTCGTCTAGACCCACAAGAGATACTAATCGCACCATACACACAGAGTGGTCTCACGTGGGGCTATACGATTATTGATAAGACCCAGATTCCTGCAATGTATATTGGGGGAGAATGGAAGAATGTTGTCCCAGAGGGTGTCTGGCTACAAATGCTAGATAACTGGGATAACATTGCAAAGACAGCAAAGTCTGTGCTTGAAGAATATCCTGAATACTTGGAGTATCCAGAGCTTAAGGCGTTGCTGAATGACTAATCTGAAAGTGTTGGATAAAGGATATGTACGTCTTGTTGATACTCTTGGTAACGATCTATCTATCGTTAATGCTGCACGTGTTTCATACGATAAAGAGTCTACAGAGTTTGCCACTAGAGATGAGAAGCTCATTAGCTTCCTGGTACGTGAAGGGCACACGTCGCCATTCCGTCATGCGGCACTCACCTTTGAAGTATATGCCCCACTCTTTGTTGCAAGACAATGGTGGAAGTACGCAGTAAGTTCAACACACGTTGACGATCAGAATGGTTGGAACGAATCTTCACGCAGATACATTACTGAAGATGAAGAGTTCTACATACCATCTGCTGATGAGTGGAGAAGCAAGCCTGAGAATAGTAAGCAGGGTAGCGGTGAGCCAATCTTTGAAGGCACTGGTAGTGTATACACAAACAAACTAACTAAGCTTATTGAAGAAGGCACTGAGCTCTATCACCAAGCAATGGATGATGGGGTTGCCCCAGAGCTTGCACGTCTTTTCCTACCAGCATACGGAATGTATGTACGTTGGCGTTGGACTGTATCTCTGCAGGGAGTCATGACATTCCTTGATCAACGACTGGGCCACGACGCACAGGTTGAGATTCAGGATTATGCAAAAGCGGTACAGGAGTTGACAAAGACAGCCTTCCCTAGTACAATGGACGTATTACAAAAACTAAAGGGAAGCTAATGAAAAAAGAAATCTCTATGCCACTATGGGTATACCTAGTTCTACTATTCAATGTCTTTATGAACATCGCTAGAAGTATCTGGACGTTCTAATGTTTAGAACTATCAGAAACTATATCAGTGCATTTACTGAAGACGCACGTGGATGGTTGTCCTGGAAAATTTATCCAGAGCAAGTATTCTACATGGAAGCAGTAAAGCGTTTAGC